TGTGTCCATCCAAGTCTTTGTTTGAGTTTGAATATGGATGTGCTTTTATCAGCGCGTCTAGCGCCTGCTGCATTAGTTCTCTGTCAGTCATGTCAAGCTCCTCCATTTGGACTTCGGTTCATTGGCCCGCTCCACATAAAAATGAATCAGGAAATTAAAAATCTGCACATACGTCATGTCGATACCCGTATCGCGCTTGATGCGCTCGCGGATCAGGTCGATGTCTTTTGTCACCGGCACCGTGATACGTTTGTATTGTGATTTCATGAAGCTTTCCTTCTCGGTTTGGCTATGGATCTGACGTTCGCAAGTTCCATGTTTTTGCTACGGCGATACCAATCAACACGCGCACGGATAACGCGCCGACTCATGTCATCAACCCCACCCCCGGTCGGTTGCAGCAGCGCCGCTCGGATGCCCTCGGGTGAGGCGCCAATAAGCGCCGCGTAGTTTGCAAATCGGGAGCGGTCATCGAACAGGAACTCAATGGCCTCTCGTGCATCTACATACAGGTTCATGCACTCCTTCTTTTCCTTCTCATGCGGGCGCTCACACGCATCGCGTATAGCCTGAACAATTATGGCTGTAAGCAACCGCGCACATGCTACGGTTTGCGGGTGTGCATCGGGGTGGGATGAAACGAAATCAATCATGTTCGGTCCTTGTAAAGTTGGTTATCCAAAACACGGTCCCTACCCTATGACCTACGCCGGGGATGCTCCCAGTGTGATCAACGAGCTTGAGCACCGCTATGTACTTGCGCAGCCATCCGGGCAGCGCGTCATCTGAAAACCTAGTGACCGGTCCAACCGCAGTATTACGATTGAACGCGGTCACCTCCCAGCCCGTTTGGGTTTGGGTTATTCGATATGCATAATCGCTTTTTTGTTGCATCAAATATGTACCGTCACCCCTGCCGGGGCGGTGATGTGCTTGCTGTTAAGGCACCACAGCGTAGGTGCAGGCCAAGCCCCACCCCAGTCATCGCCTACGTACCCATCGCTGAGCACGACGATGCAATCAGGGCGGATGTTGTTGTCCCGCATGTATTGCGTAACGCAGCTAGGTGCGGTGCCTCCCCCGCCCCTTGGTTTGGTGCTGCTACGCATCGTCTGGATCGTTGCCCCCTCGTAGACCTCGTGTGCTGCCACACTGTCGCCCCAGTACATGATGTCCACCATGTCAGGCTTGACTGACTCGCATATCCCTTGCGCCTCAGCAAGGAACTCGGCCAGCGTTTGGTTGTCAATGGACCCCGAGGTATCTACAGCCAACACCACCCGATGCACATGGTCACTGTACGGGGTGGGCATAGTCATGCCTTGGCTTGTGAACCTGCGGTCAATGCGCCTGAACGTGGTGTAGTCATCACCGGGTTTACTGTTGCTGATGAAATCACGCAGCGCTGTGCGCCAGTCCACCTTGGGCTCCAGCATATCGGTGATGCTACGGTCCACGTTGGCGCCTGCCTTGCTTGCAAGGATGCTGCCCTGCCGCAGTGCTTGGTCTACCCCACGGGCCAGCTCCTCGATCTCTTCCTGCGACATACCCGCAGCGTTGCTCCAGTCGTGGTCATCGAACCCACCACTCATACCCAACTGAGCCTGCGCACCCGCATCATTGCCATACTTCTGCACCAGCAGGCGGTACACCTCCCCCGCGTCCATGCCACGGTACTGCTCATCAATGCAGCCACCCGCAGGCAGCGCGACGAATCTGTCGATGCGTGAACGGTCGAGGATGATGAGGTTGATCACGAAGTCACAGGCCATGTTGGCCAGCAGTGGGTTCTCTTCGTAGTAGTGCCGCCATGTGGACATGTGCTTGAACGCACAATGGAACTTCTCATGCAGCACAAGGCCCATCAGCTCAGGGTCAGTCAGTTTGTCGATGAACTGCTCACCGTAGAGCACGTTGACCCCATCGGTACGGGCTGTGATGTCCGGGTCATTGACGACCTCGGTGTTGCCATACACGATGATTCCTGCAAGGAACATGAAGTCCCTGTCACGCATGAGCGATACAGATGCCCGCTCAATTCGTTGTTGTGGTGTGAGTCCCATAGTTACCTCAGAAATTTGTTGTATCTACTGTTTAACTCGGCGCGTTTGAGGTCACCCACTCTGCGCTCAAAATGTTCCATAGCGCGGTGAATCTCCTCTTGCACTGTGGCCCGAATGAGTTGCCGGATGCTGTCGAAGAAGACGGATCGCCCGAACGAGCTGCCCATCTGCCCGTGGTCGAACAGCTCATTCATCACCCGGGTCATGACAGGATGGCGTTCGTGTGCATCTGCGATCATGAGGGTGTACAGAAAGCTCGTTGCATTGCGCTGTGAGGCGCCCCTATCGATAGGGTCGTTGAACAGCTTGCTCAATACATCCGCCACCTTCCGTTCAACTACACCCGCGTCATGCAGGATGAAGAAGGCTTCGGCCTTGTCGTTGTCATCAGTCATGGTTACCTCATGCGAAGAGATATTGGTTCTTGATGGCGAAGCTGGTGAACTTGTCACAGTCCATGACAAACGCCTTGCCCGGCTTCTTGATGACGGTGGTGCAGAACAATGCCTGTACTTCCTTGTTCATACGCGCCATGTAATCCATCCACGGGTCGATGGTCACATCGTCCACCCAGTTAAGGGCTTGGTACGTCAACATCAGTTTGCCTGCCACCTGATCAGGTACACGCGCCCCAGTGGGGTTGCCGATGATCTCGGCCCGCTTGGGCAGGCTATCACCCATAGCGATCCACGCCTGCAAGTCCACAGCCGCAGGGGCACCGACCGTACCAGCAAGGGCAGCTTCCAGTGCAGCAGGGCTGAACATGTCACGCTTGCTGATGACCTTTGATGCCTGCTCCAATGAGCGATGGGTCACGAACGCGCTGCGCTGCGCTTTGGGGTGGAAGATGTACACGTTGTCATTGGCGTTGTCGTAGTAGTCATACGGGTGCAGCACATCGGGGCGCTCACCCACCCACATGAGGATCTCCGGCGCGATGTTGTTGAACTTGGCCCAGTGGTTGATCCACGTTTCGGCATCGGTCTTTTGCATCTGCACAGATGACAGCCTGTTGCGGTGGTGTGCTTGAAACACATCGCCCACGTTTTCCGCACCGAGGTTGGTCGTGGCAAACACGATGGAGTCAGGGTGTAGCTTGAAGTTGCCGAACCTACGCTCGACCAATGCAGGCATGGTTGCATCCTTCACAGGCTTGCTGGCCTTGCCATACTCATCGAGCATGAGGATCACAGGTACGTTGTCATGCAACCCAAACGACTCGTTGTAGTAGAACTCGGTGGTCTTCTTGTCGTGGTTGATAGCAGGGATGCGGATGTCACCCTCGTGCATCACGGTCATGTCCATGTACACCTTGCGATGCGTAGGAAAGCGCTCGGCTAGCGCGTTGATCAGGCTGGACTTGCCGGAGCCAATGTGGCCCTCGACAACTACAGATACCTCATGGCCGATGGCTGCGATGAGGTCCACGGTCTCGTTGTACGTGGTCTTGACGGAGTAAGCTTGCTTCTTCATGGTGGTTCCTTTCAGGGTTTAGATTTCTAGGGAAAACTTGTCGGTCAGATCTTGCATCTTGACCTTGATTGCCTCACGCACTTCAGGCGATTGCCGCAGCGACTTGATATCCACATTGGTCAGTGAAAGCTCAAGCGCACGACGAGCCGCCTCAAGGTCGGGGTCATTCATAATGTTAAGTGACTTGAGAGTTTCACACAAACTCAAGGCGTTGTCCAGCATTGATTGATAAAGTTTTTGCGGCTTGCCATCTGCCTTGTCAATCATCTTGTCCTTGATATGGCTGACCTCCTTGTACAGCCGCTCCCATGGCTCTTGCATCACGGTCTGCACGCGCTTGCTCACAGCCTGCTCAAAGTTAGCCTCGACCTGTGCCAATGCCTCAGCGGGCAGGTCCACACGGAAGTCCCCTGCTTGTGGCACGGGGGTGAACACGAATGTGAACCCGAACTTGTTCTCTATCTCACCTGCCGATGGGTACTCGACGGCAGAGAAGAACTTGCCCAGCTTGAACGCTTGCGCTGACACCTTGGTGCTGTAGTTGGTCAGGAACCGTTGCACCAGCTTGAAGAACTCTTGCTCGTGCTGATCCAACTCGTGGCTGATATCAAAGAACTTGCTTGTGGGCACAAGCCTCGTGCCGCCATCGGACCACGGCAGCGTGACCTCATACAGCCACGCCCGCACCTTGCTGCCATACGCAACGATAGCCTCAAGGTCAGCGTCATCTGCGAACAGCGACTTGTACACGCTCGATGCCTTCTTGCTCTTGGCATTCTTGGCGGTGTTGATTTCCTCAGCGGTGGCCTTGTCTTGCTTGCGGCCCGTGTACGTGGAGATGTGCAGGTCCAGCAGCATGGCCGAACCGGAGAGAGTTTTAGGTTTCATGGTTACCTCGTTATGTGAAAGATGTTTCCTACGTGTAGGAGAAAATTAAACTTTGCGCTCGATTTGCTTGGCCAGCAACCACTTGTCACCCAGCCTGCGTACAGAGCGCACCCACTTACGTTGGTTGGCGCGGTTGACTTCCTGTGGAACGTGGGATGCGTTCCACAGTTGCCGCACGTGTTTGAGCATGCGGATATTCATTTGCTTTTTCCTTGCTGAGTTGTTTGGCTAAATACAATGCGAAGTGCAGGTCAGTTTCAATGTCTGTCCTTTGTGTGCCCGCACTGAATTGCAGGAACGATGTAGCCCAGCCACTGTGATGACGCCAGCACAGGTGTGGTGACACAGAAGGTCTGTGTGTGTACCCATGCACAACACTTTTCACTTTTAGCAGGGCCTGCTTTGTCTGAAGATCGCCGCCCCCACAGATGTGACAGACATAACCCGAAGGCCGCTTCTTGGCCTCCTTGTATATGTGGTCAATCTGCAAGGTCAGTGCGTGTATTTTGGCTATATCCCGTGGGTTGAGCATCATCTTTGCCTATGGTCAATCCTTTGGTCGTCAATGCCAATGGTTCAAAGCGTAGCCCCGCCTTATGGCACAGCGCTGCTTCAAGCTCAAGCTTTTTGGTGTTGATGATTTGCACTGCCAGCTTGGCTACAGCCGCCGCCCTATGGGCATCGCTCTTGCCATTACGTAGCAGATCGAACTCCTCAAACAAAGCCTCGCACAGCCCAGAGCTTGTGCGTTCAGTATAGGTATTCATGTCAGCCAATCCTCATAACTTCAACGCAGTTGGCGTCAACGTCTTTATGGGTCGTGCTATTGCCGCTGCCCCAAAGGCGTAGTGTGTAGCTGCTCACGGTGCTATGCAAGGACTTCATGTTGCCCCCCTCATACATAGGCACACAGGCTACGTCACCGACCTGCATGTTATCCACATGGGTAGCTATGTGCTTGGTCAGCGCCCCGTGAGGGACACCACTACGCTGTGTGCGCTTGGGCACGGCAGGTGCCGTTGCCAGGATGAGGTCGCCCAGCATATGCATACCACCGTCACTGTCTTTGACGATGTACTCAACGCCAAGGGCGGCGAGGGTTCTGAGGGTGCGGTCAAGGGTAAGTTGTTTGATGTTAGCCACGATTTGGTTGCTCCAAAAGTTGATTGGAATACATAGTTTACAAGATAAAGTTGAGAAAGTCAAGTTGGGTTAAAGGTGTGGTGTGTATCTGTTTCGATGCTATCCAGCCCTCCAATAAAGTAGATCAAGAACAATGACGATGAGGGCAAGGCCCAGCGTTATCCACTCTACGGGGTACGTAGGGTTCCTGCGCTCGGTGGGAATGGGCTTGGGTAGCCCGTACTGCTTACTACGCTTGGTGTGTCTCATGCAGCCTCCCTGTACGTAGCGTCGAACAACTCGCAGCACACCGCGTTGGTATCCATGTAGCCAAGCATCTGCTCTGCGCTATCGAGGACTTCCGTGGTCAGCTTGTTGCGGTCAATGAACTTCTCAGCAAGCTCGGGGTCTTCGGGGTAGACCGTGCAAGCGATGAACTGCACCAAGGGGCTAAGCCGCCCGCTATGTGCTAAGTCCAAGCAGTCATACAGCTCATTGACCTCATCGTCTTCATTGCTGCCAGCCCACAGATTCACATCACGCGGGTCTACGCTGCCATAGCCACCAGCGGGGGCAGAAAGCCACCAGTTCTCGGGCTTTGGCATGGGGTCAGGCACCAGCGGGTCGCGCTGTGTGGGTAGCAAGTCCCACTGCACCTTGAGTACTGCATCGGCAAGGTTGGCGAAGTGAAAGATATCGAGCTGCTCTTTGGCGCTGTGCTCGTAGTCATAGCCTACGCTGATGTTGGTGCATTCGGGGATGATGTCAGTGAACTCGGCTGTGTCTGTGTACACCCCTGTGTCATCGGGCAGGTACATCATGTGCTCGTTGCCTGCATTGAGCGCATCGGACAGAGCTTGTGCGAACCCATCGGAGCAGCAGCGCCCATACCCTTGGTGACTGATCACGCTGTCGATGCCACGCCTGTCGAACGCAATGGCGCGGCTGAACTGATTGAGCAGGCCGGGGTAGTTATCGGCTAAGAACTTCGCACCGATGCCGCCGCATTCCTCGCCCTGCGTGAAGATGTAATAGCCCGGCACATGGTTGTGTATCAGGTGCATGAGCATGGCACAGCCCGCACCGTCATCGGCACCCAGTGGCGCATCGTCTGCGTACCACATGGTCTTGGTCTTGCGGATCTTGTTGGCGCCCATCTCACGATGCACCGTGTCAACGTGGGCCACGAACAGTGTGCGGTTGGTCGCATCGATGCGGTTGTCGATGTGCATGTTGCCCGCTGCATCAAGCCACACAAGCTCAGGGTCATCGCGCAGATGTGCAGGTAGGTGCTCATACAGCCAGCCGGTGAAGTACTTGGTAGCCTGCGAATCGCCTGCTTTGTGTGGGCGCTTGATGGACAGGGCACGGGCAAGGGTGAGGTACAGGGGGGATTTTTTATTAAGCATAATTTTTCCTACAGGTAGGGAGTTATTCGGTATCGGCATCGGTGTCATCGTCTGACTTAGGCATCTTGTCCTCGTCGGCGTAGTACTCACCGCTGTCCTCGTGGTGGTACACATCGCGCTTGAGGTGGTACTCGTCATCGTCAACGCACATCACGATGCGCTCATCGTCACAGTGGTAGTAGTCACCGTCGACCTCGACGGTATTGTCGGCATGCTCAGCGTCACCGTTACGCAGGATCACGATCCCGTTGGAATCGAGGTACTCATCGTCGTAGTACTCTTGATGCGACTCGACATATATAGCATGGTCTTGGTGTACGTAGTACTGACGGCCGTTGCGGCCATAGGCATACACATAGCTGTTCTCGCAGCAGGAGTTGCAGATAATGTCCTCTTCCCACGGGCCTGACCAATGGCCATCGCCGTCACGCACACGGTCACCACAGTCAGAGCATTCAGTGCCACCGCATTCATCAGCGTCACCGCCGGTGTTGTCGCATTTGTAGTCACCGTCATCCACGATGAGCAGGTAGTTGCTATTGCAATTACCTTTGCGTGTTACCTCTTTAACGTTACCGTCGAGGAAGGGTGCAACGAACCCGCAGTCGTTGCGGGCCGGGATGATCTTGAGCTTGCAGTTCGCCCAATCACCCACCTTGGCATAGCCCTGAGCTTTGAGCCACACCTCAAGCTGCTCGTCGGCGGGGGAATACCCATCGACCTTTTTGTAGCTACGCACGAAGAACTTATTGTCCCCAGCCTGCATGCACAGCGCACGGCCCACGGTGTCGCCACCTTGCATACGCACTGCCATGTGCCAGCCAAACGCAGGGTCATACACTTCATACGGGTGGTGGTATACGCCGTCCTCACCCTTGACCCCGCTGTCGTCTTCCCACTGCATACATGAGCCCGGCCCCCGTTCTAGGTGGTAGATCATCTCGGCCATGGTGTGGATGAACTTGAACTCGGCGGACTGGGATTGAGCCAGCGCCACGATGTCCCGGATGGCATCGTCAGGCATCACGAAGTGGGCCCGCAGGTACTTGCCAAGGGTTGTGACTGTCTGCCGGTTTTGCATCCCGTCCCGGTCGCTGCGGGTGTACGCCACCCTAGTCATGTCGTTTGGGTACGTCTTGCTCTCATGCGGCCACTGCAACAGCAGCGCATGCCAGTCGATGGGCTGGAACATCTCCACTGCCTTCATCACGTACGGGTGATACCGGGCGGCTCCTGACTCCCGAGCGAACCACTCACGATGGCGGGCCACGATGAACCGGGCATCGTTCATTACATCTAACATGTTTTGTCCGTTGTACATAGCATCTTTCTTTCAGTTGCGAATGCCCCCTGAGTCGGCAGGGGGCTAACCGTTTTTCCTACGGGTAGGATTTATTGGGGTGGATAGCTCAGGTTATCTTTCACCCACGTGACCAGCAGGTGGGCGTCCAGTGCTGCATCTTTGATGGGTTCAAGGTGGTTTGGGTTCACCGTGCTGGCCTCCATTAAGTTTTCTGCCTCCCTGGCTATACCAGCCAGTAGTTTGTGCAGGTGGTCCAATGCATCGTGCAGGTTGTCGGGGTTTGTCATTTGGTTTCTCCGTTGATGAGTGCCGCTATTTTTGCAGCGGGGGTGTTGAACACGCTTTCTACGCGGTAGCGTCCGTACATGGTGATGCACACCTCTACGCGGGGCATACCTGCGTGTATGCCTTTTTCATACGGCGTCTCTTGTTGCACATACACTACATGTATGGGGTTGACCCACAGGTCAGTGTCGGGAAGTTTTACTAGCTTTTTCATTCGGTTTTTCCTTGCAGTGCCTCGATCATGTCATTGCTCCTCTTTGTAAAAAACATGGTTGACGTACCAGTCCTTGCTGGCGCTGTCGGGGTCTTTGTCCAGCTCAGCCCACGCTAGGTCTTCAGCTTCGCTGGGGGTCTCGGCCTCCACCTCAATTTCAAGGAAGGCCGTGCGTTTGAACTCTACGTAAAACTTCATTGGATTTCTCCTTCGGTTAAATACAGTAACGGTACCCGCGCCCATCATCGGTTGCGGTCAGGTGGCGCAGGTGCAACTCAGCCAGCACCTTGTCAATGAACACCGCCTCAAGCCAGGGCGTCTCGGTGTCACTCCCCCACAAAAGCCATACTTGTTTCATGTTGTCCTCTTGGGGTTTAACTGTTTCAGGGTCTCGGGGTTGGTGATGAGCATGTAATTGCTCTTGTTGATAGGTGCTGTGGTGTGCTTCTGCGCTTTGGCAAGGCGCTCGCCGCAGTCCATGCAGGTGCGGTATCCGAGCGCGGCGCGTCTGTGGTCTACGTGCCCGCCCCAGCAGTGGGTACAGAGAATCTTGTGGCTCATGGGTTCCTTTCGTTGCGATAAGGTTGTGGTTGTGGTGCGGTATGCACCCCAAAGGACACGGGGTGTCCTTCAGGCTGGCTACAGCATGTGAACGGGTGTGGATATTTATACCCAGCACCCGAATGTTTTTCTCATTGCTTGTTTGGTTTTACTTCGCCTACTCGTGCAGGAAGGTGTCCGGGCAAGGTGTGGTTTTCTTCTCTTGCGATCTACCTATGCACTTCTCGTTGGGGTTGCCCCGTATTAATCCGAGCGGCGAAGGGGGGGATGCATGGCATGGTGCGGGCTGCGAACAGCCGCACTACATCCCCCGAATGAGTTGTGAAAAAGCAGGTGGCGCGTAAAGTTCCTACGGGTAGGAAAAATCCGCAAGGTGAAGAAACCCGTGCGCCACACAGCGGGACGATCCCCGACTGTTACTTAACATTATAAAGTAGTTCGGGGGGTTTGTCAAGTTGGAACTATGATGTTTTTATGTATCTCTGGGGGGCTTTTGCCCCGTGCGCTCACGATACCCGCACCACCTTCAAATACCGGGCATGGTCTTTCGGATCGCCAGCGCCCACACGTAGGGTCTCGGTGCGGAACTCGCGGTCATGGTTCTTGGTGTGGTAATGGCAGGCCACGCGCAGGTTGTTGGCATGGACGAACGGCACGATCACGATCCCCCCGACTGGCATGGTTTTGATGTGGTAGACCGCCTGCTTGCGGTCCATGACGAGGTAGGTATCGAGTAGGGCTATGAGTTGGGCTTGGTGGGATGTGTCGTGCAGGCTGCGGCTGTCGGGGGTTAGGTTTTGATAGTAATGCAGGCGGGCCTGCACTTCCGCGTTGGAATTGATGCGGGCAACGCCGCTCAAGGGGTTGGTGGGGTTTGAGTGCTGGGCAGGGATGTCGGCAGCAGCATAGGCGCTGCGGGTCAGTTCGGGGTTGGGGTCCATGTCGGCAGGGGTGTCGAGGGTGCTGAGGGTGCTACGCAGGGGGCGTGGGGGGACGGGCTGAAAGGGCATGAGGGTGCTCCGGTGGGTTGAAAAGGGTGATTGTACTACGTTCCTAAAAGTCACAATTGGGGACTACCTAAAGCTACTGAAAGCTAAGATGTTCCTAAGCGTGTTCTGGAAAAAAGGGGGTGAAAAGGGGGTGATTTAGGAAATGGTGAAATCGATTAGGGAACGGGGAAACCCAATGAAATCGCGGGTTGTGGCGGGGGGTGCCTACCAAAAGCTAAGGAATTAAGCGATTAAAAAGCTAAGTCGTGAAAAATCAGCGCCAGCTTTTTTCCTACGGGTAGGAAGTTGAGGGGAATGAGTTGCAGCAAAAAGAGTTTACAAGGAAGTCCCAACAACCGGCCAAAATCCCCCAAGAAAATTTTCCAGAGCTGCCAAACGTTCTTTTTTAGGAACATTAATAAATTAATATAATATAGTATATTATATATATAGAAAAAGAGGTTTTAATTTGGTCGCTGCTGGTGGCTGCTTATGCTGATTGCCACAACTTATCATGTTCTGGTAGTTGTCTGGAACGTACTTGGAACAAAGTTTAGAATTTAGGTTTTTGTGAAAGCCGTGGTCGTGGCTGCTCTCGCCCGTGGCTGCTGCCGTGGCTGCTCTTACCCACCAGTTCCCTCGGCGCAAGCATTGATGCTGGTTAGCAAGGGAAACATGTGCTATGGGTCTGGTTGATACGTGAACGTGGGCGTTCCAGAACGCAGACGCAAAAAAGCCCCGAAAAATCGGGGCGCAAAAAAGCCCGGGTCAAAGCCCGGGCGGAATTCCTACAGGTAGGAAAAATTAGTCTTTAATTTCGTAACCCTCGGATTCAAGGGTTACACGGATCAGGTCAGATAATGAACCCTCATCATTGTCATATGACCCTTGCAGATCAGACACCAATGCAGCGAAACCCTCATGTGAAAACAGTTTTGCGAGAATCGGGAAAATTGTGGTGTCTTTTTCGCCCTTGCCCTTGCCCTTGGCGCCCTTGCCCTTGCTGGCCGAAAACGAAAATTCCGTGCCATTGTTGACACAATCGGCCACTGTGGTAACGTAGTTCATTAGGGTTTTTTCTGACTTACCCGGAAAACCTGCCTTATATGCATCGATTAGCTGCACGCGATACTGGCACGTTTTCTTCGATGCGCCGATTGTGACTTGCCCTTTCCGCAGGGTTTCGATGTGACCCTTGATTACTGCAAGGGCGGAAAGCCCCGCATTGTGGGCGGATGCGATACCCTTGAAAAGGGCGATAGTGTCAATGGTGGATTGTGTAGTAGCCATGATACGGAAAACCTTTCATTACGAAACCCGAAAACCCTCGGGGAGGCATGCACTTGTTTGTGCATGGGGTCTATTGTGACACATTGGTAGGCATTGTCAAATGGTATCAGTCTTTCCTACCGGTAGGAATTTCCCAGGCTGGCTGGCCAGCGGGCGGCGCGAGGGCGCAGCCAGTTCCCCCACCGGGGCGGCACCCCCCAAAATGGCTTTGGGACTCCCGTGTTTGCATTACACTGTATTCCGCACAAACAAACCCAAAAAATACAAGAATCAAAAAATTAAAATCCCCCCGGGCTGACCCCACCCCCTCGTTCTGGAACACACCCCCCTTGATGGTACCTAGACACTTTTCCTATATTGGGGTATCATTTTTCAATGATCACAGTCATTCCTGAACTGTCCGTGCCGATTCCCGAAGGGAGGGACGCGGTTATGGAACTTCATGCCAAGGCAGATGCGCTGTTCAATACAGCCGAATTCCTTGAAGCCTTTGGGGTATCCACAGAGCCCACCGAGGTTGATAAGGTTGCCGCCCGCTCCGCGTTTCACGCTTCGGCCACTTCCGCTCCGCCCGGGATGCCAGCACCGGGGCTCACCACTGCGATCACCACATCGGCCAGTGCTAAGTACCTCAGATCAATCCTAAGTGAGTATGATCAGGTGGTGGTTCAGTCTGCCGTGCAGATCCGCACCTACGTCACCAACAAGCTCATTGAGGAGACGACCAACCCAGATGCCAAGATCCGCATCCGTGCGCTGGAGCTGCTGGGTAAGGTGGGCGATGTGGGGTTGTTTGTTGAGCGCAGCGAAGTTACGGTCAAGCACAAAACCACTATCGAGCTTGAGGCGTCGATCAAGGACCGGGTTGCCAAACTCTTGGAACTCAAGTCCAAGCGGGAGATGGCTGAGGATGTGACACCCAAGGAGCCGGACCCCAAAGGTGCTGCTCAAAAACTGCTGGACGAGGAACCCGTTGACAACGGTAATTGATTTCTCGCAGTTTTCACTGCAAGATTTGCTGGCACTGGATCTGAGCAAGATCGATCCTGCCGATCTTGAGGCGTTTGATGAGGCTCTGGAGGAGATGCAGGCCCGGGAGTCGGCGGCGCTAGCCCGTAGCAGCCTGCTGGAGTTCTGCATGAAGATGAATCCCGACTACAAAATCGGGGCACACCATCGCAGGTTGGCCAAACTGCTGGAAGATATGGCGTTCAACCGCAAAGATCGCATTGCGGTGTCTATCCCACCCCGGCATGGCAAGTCATTTTTGGTCTCGGTGTACTTTCCGGCGTGGTTTTTGGGCAATTTCCCCGATAAAAAGGTGCTGATGGTGTCCCACACGACCGATTTGGCCGTGGATTTCGGACGAAAAGTGCGAAATTTGGTGGATCAGGACGCTTACAAAGCCATATTTCCGACAGTAACCCTGTCTGCGGACTCAAAATCAGCCGGTAGGTGGAACACAAATGCCGGTGGGGAGTATTTCGCTTGCGGTGTGGGCTCCGCACTGGCCGGACGGGGTGCCGACTTCCTGATTGTTGATGATCCGTTCTCGGAGCAGGATATCCTCAACGGTAATTTTGATGTGTTTCAGAAGGCGTACGAGTGGTTTACCTTCGGTGCGCGTACCCGCTTGATGCCGAGGGGGCGTGTAGCCATTGTGCATACACGCTGGCATCCCAACGACTTGATTGGGATGATGGCCAAGGATATGGTCAGGAACGAGGAGTCCGACCAGTACGAATTCTTTGAATTTCCGGCCATATTTGATGAGGGCACCGACCATGAGCGGGCTTTATGGCCTGACTTTTTTGACCTTGATGCGTTGCATCGCACCAAAGCGTCGATGCCTGCGTACCAGTGGAACGCACAGTATCAGCAAAACCCCACATCCGAGGAAGGCGCCATCGTCAAGCGCGAGTGGTGGAAACTGTGGGAAGAGGAAGACGCCCCGGACGTTGAGTTCATCATCATGACACTTGATGCTGCGGCGGAGAAGAATAACCGTGCCGACTTCACAGCGCTACTGACATGGGGGGTATTTAGCCACTCCAGACTTACCGAGGGCAAGCAGCACATCATATTGCTCAACGCCATAAATGTCCGGGTGGAGTTTCCCGAACTCAAGGATTTGGCCATGCGGGAGTATGAGGAATGGGAGCCCGATGCGTTCATCGTCGAGAAGAAATCTGCTGGGACGGCGCTGTACCAAGAGCTTCGACGCATGGGTATACCGGTGTCTGAATTTACCCCGCACAGGGGCACGGGCGATAAGGTGGCTCGGTTAAACGCCGTGGCAGACATTTTCAGATCGGGCATGGTCTGGTATCCTGCGGGGCGGCGCTGGGCGGAAGCCGTGGTGGAGCAAGTCGCTGCGTTCCCAGCCTCAGAAAATGATGACATGGTTGACTGCACAAGCATGGCCCTGACGCGCTATCGCAACGGGGGGTTTATCCAGCTTGAGTCCGACCTACGAGACGAACCCCTTTACCGCCCAAGACGCGGCGGGTATTACTGATTTAAGGATTCAGCATGGCCACCAGCTCAATGGACAAAAGTTTGTATGCCGCCCCGACGGGTATTGATTCGGGCGAAGATGGCGGTGTTGAAATTGATATCTTGAACCCGGAAGATGTGGAAATTTCCTTTGATGGAATGAGCATTGATCTGATGCCCGAAGAGGGCGATGAGGTTGAGTTTGATGCCAACCTCGCTGAGCATATGGAGGAAGGTGAGCTGCAAAAGATTGCCTCTGATCTGCTGGGCCTCGTCGATGCAGATATATCTGCCCGCAAAGACTGGGTGGAGATGTATGTCAAGGGCTTGGAAGTCCTCGGCATGAAGTATGAGGAGCGCACGGAGCCGTGGGACGGCGCCTGCGGAGTCTTCTCAACCGTGCTGACTGAGGCAGCAGTCCGGTTCCAGAGCGAGACCATCATCGAGACGTTCCCGGCAGCGGGCCCGGTCAAGACAGAGATCATCGGCGCCATCGACCGGCTCAAAGAGGAAGCCGCAGAGCGGGTGCGTGATGACATGAACTACCAGCTCACCGAGGTGATGGCTGAGTACCGGCCCGAGCATGAGCGCATGCTCTACAGCTTGGGGTTGGCGGGATCGGCGTTCAAGAAGGTGTATTTCGACCCGAGCCTAGGGCGGCAGACGGCGGTGTTCATCCCCGCTGAGGACTGCATCATCCCCTACGGCGCGTCGAGCATCCTCAACGCTGAGCGCACCACCCATGTGATGCGCAAGACCAAGAACGACATCCTCAAGCTGCAAGAGTCGGGGTTTTACCGTGAGATGGATCTGGGCGAACCGCAGGCCATCTTCACCGACATCGAGAAGAAAAAGGCCGAGGATCAGGGCTATAGCCTCACCTCCGACGACCGGTATCAGATCCTTGAGGTTTGCGTTGACTATGTGGTGCCGGGGTTTGATGGGGCCACAGCGGAGAACGTGGACAAGGCCATCGCCATACCCTACATCATCACCATCGACCGGGGCACACAGAACGTGCTGGCTATCCGGCGCAACTGGGAACCCGATGATGCGGCCAAGCTCAAGCGCAACCACTTCGTTCAGTACACCTACATCCCCGGGTTCGGCGCGTATGGCCTTGGCCTGATTCACCTCATCGGTGGGTACGCCCGGGCGGGCACGGCGCTCATCCGTCAGCTCATCGACGCCGGTACGCTGGCCAACTTGCCCGGTGGCTTGAAAGCTCGGGGCCTGCGGATCAAGGGGGACGACACACCCATCCAGCCCGGTGAGTGGCGCGATGTGGATGTGCCCAGCGGGGTGCTCAGGGATAACCTGATGAACCTGCCGTACAAGGAGCCGAGTCAGGTTCTGGCGGCGCTGCTGGAAAAGATCACCGACGAAGGTCGCCGCCTTGGCTCCATCGCGGATATGAAGGTCAGCGATATGTCGGCGCAGGCCCCGGTGGGCACCACGCTGGCGTTGCTGGAGCGTCAGCTCAAGCTCATGTCGGCAGTGCAGGCGCGGGTCCACTGGAGCATGAGACACGAGTTCAAGCTCCTGAAAAACATCATCCGTGACTACACTCCAGAGGAGTACACCTATACCCCCGAGGGCGGCGATGTCCGGGCCAAGCAGTCTGACTATGACATGGTGGAGGTTATCCCGGTCAGCGACCCCAACAGTGCCACTATGGCGCAGCGGATCATGCAGTACCAAGCTGCGATCCAGTTGTCCCAGCAAGCGCCTCAGATTTATGACCTGCCGCAACTGCATCGGCAGATGCTTGAGGTGTTGGGTATCAAAAACGCCGAGAAGCTGGTGCCTGTCGATGAGGATATGAAGCCGCGTGATCCGCTCAGCGAGAACATGGCGTTCCTTAACAACAAACCGGTCAAGGCGTTCATCTACCAAGATCACGATGCCCACATCGCCACGCACACGGCGCTCAAGCAAGATCCGCTCATCATGCAGCAGATCGGCCAGAACCCGCTGGCGCAGAAGATGATGGCCGAGATCGACGCGCACATCGCAGAGCATCTGGCGTTCGCATACCGCAAGAAGCTGGAAGACCAGATGGGTATCCCCATGCCTGCCCCGGACGAAGACCTGCCGCAGGATCTGGAGGTCCAGTTGTCCCGTCTGGTGGCTCAAGCCGCTCAACAGCTTCTGGCACAGAGCAGGGCACAGGCCCAGCAGCAACAAGCGCAGCAGATGGCGCAAGACCCCATGGTGCAGATGCAGCAGCAAGAGTTGCAGCTCAAGCAGCAAGAGGTGGCCATCAAGCAGCAGAAAGTTCAGGGCGATCTGGCGCTCAAACAGGCCGAGTTGCAGCTCAAGGCACAGACAGAAGCCAACAAGAGTGGGGAAGATCCTGCGCTGGCCGCAGAACGTCACGCCATGGAGCTACAGCAGGCTGAGCAGGCCCATCAGCAGAAGATGAGCCACGCTGACCAGCAGATGCAGCTCAAGATGCGGCAGCAGATGATGCAGCTTGCTCAGCGCATGTCGCAACCACAAAGACAACCCAACCCGAAAGGTGAGTAATGGACGCTAAGGTAGCTGGGCTCCTCAATGAAAAACTTGAGGAGCGCAAGATTCAACTCAGCGAAGTTTTGTGTGCTGGTAATGCTAAGTCTTACGAGCACTACAAAGAGTTGTGCGGGCAAATCCGGGGTCTCATGACCGCACAACTAGAACTGTCAGACCTCGTGCGTAGATTGAAGGATGCTGAAGATGAGTGAAATCTTGATTGGGCAAACACTGGACCCGAAAGGGCCAGTATCCGTACTGCCGGGAACGGCTGAGGAGAAGGCAAAACAAGTGCCGGACCCATCCACCTACCACCTCCTATGTGTATTGCCGGAGGTCGATGAGGAGTATGACAGTGGGCTGATTAAGGCCGGTCAGACCATGCATTTCGAGGAGCTGCTATCTCCCGTTTTGTTTGTCGTGAAGATGGGGCCGGACGCCTATAAGGACGAGAAACGGTTCCCCAGCGGCCCGAGCTGCAAGGTAGGGGATTTTGTTTTGGTCCGCCCGAATACGGGTACCCGGATCAAGATTCATGGCAAAGAGTTCCGAGTCATATTGGATGAGTCGGTCGAAGCTGTTGTGCAAGATCCTCGTGGCATTACAAGGGTGTAATCATGGCAACAGAAAAAGTTGAGTTTGAATTTCCCGATGAGGCGGAAATCAAAAACTCCAAGGCTGGGGGTAAGGTAGTTACACCTGAACCCGACGACATTAAAGTCGAGGCTGAGGATGAAAATGTGGAGATCGTTGACGATACTCCCCCCGAGGACCGTAACCGCGCCCCTATGTCGGAGCCTCCAAAAGAGGTTACTGAAGAGGAGCTGGCCAAGTATTCTGACCAAAGCCTGAAGGCCCGGTTAGCACATCTTGGTAGGGGTTACCACGAGGAACGCAGGGCCAAAGAAGCGGCTTTGCGGGAGCGTGAGGAGGCCATCCGCGCTGCACAAGCCATTGCCGATGAGAATAAAAAGCTCAAAGGCTCCCTGTCACAGGGGCAAACTGCACTGCTTGATCAGGCTAAAAAGGTCGTCAATAACGAGCTGGAAACCGCCAAACGCAAGTACAAAGAGGCGTATGAGGCTGGGGATTCTGATGCGCTGGTAGCCGCGCAGGAGGAATTGACTTCGGCACGTATCAAGTTTGACAAACTAGCCACTTTCAGGCCCGCCCCAGTGGAGGAAAAACAGCCAGAACCTGAAGCGGCACCGGCTCATGAACCCGCTTCGAGGGTTGATCCACGAGTGGTAGATTGGCGCAATCGTAACGCTTGGTTTGGTGATAATCGCAAAATGACCGCATACGCTATTGCGGTCCATGAAGATTTGGTACAAAATGAGCGTGTATCCCCATCGAGCGATGAATATTTCAAACGCCTCGACGCGGAAATGCGTGAACGGTTCCCCGATAAGTTTGAGTCGAAGGAACCCGAGGATGCGCCATCTCCTCGCGCTAAAGCATCAAACGTAGTTGCACCGGCTACACGTAGTACAGCGCCCAAAAAAATCGTACTTACTAAATCGCAGGTGGAAATCGCCAAGCGGCTTCAAGTTCCGCTGGAACTGTATGCACGTAAGGTTGCGGAACAAATGAGGAGTCAATAATGGAAGATCAGAAAGAAGATGGTCGCAAGACCCGTAGTTCGGAATCCCGTCACTCGGAGTCTCGTGAGTATTCGTTGCGTCCAGCAAAGTGGGCACCTGCACAACTGCTGCCTGATCCCGAGCCTGAGCCGGGGTGGGCCTTCCGTTGGATTCGCCTGTCAACGCTGAACAACCCTGATCCGACCAATATCTCTTCCAAGCTCCGCGAAGGTTGGGAACCCGTCAAGGCATCGACACAGCCCCGGCTGCGTTTTCTGGCTGATCCGAAGAGTCGGTTCCCCGACTCCATCGAGATTGGTGGATTGTTGCTTTGCAAAACCCCGGTGGAATTTACTGAGGATCGAGATGAGCATTATCGAAAACAGTCGGAAGCTCAGATGGCCTCTGTGGATAACACCTACATGCGTGAAAGTGATCCTCGGATGCCGCTTTTCAAAGAGCGGAGTTCAAAGGTTACTTTCGGTAAAGGTATTTAATTTTTGGAGTAACAAATGGCATATCCCACTGTAGATGCCGCTTACGGTTACAAAGCCATCAACGAACTAAATGGCCTCCCGTATGCTGGCGCTATCCGCCAGATTCCAATTCAGCGTAACTACGGCACCAGCATTTTCAATGGTGACTTGGTTAAGTTTGAATCGGGTCTGATTGAGGCAACCGACCTGACGGTTTCCAGCACTTCCGCTCTTGGCGCTGCTGGCGTGTTTGTTGGCTGCTCTTACACCAACCCCTCGACCGGCCAAAAGCTGTTTGCTCAGTACTACCCCGCTACTACTGCTGCAAACGACATCGCTGCCTTTGTGGTGGATGATGACCGCGCTGTGTTTAAAGTCGCCATGATTGCTCAGGCAAGCACCGGCGCTCTGAATACCGCTACGGCCATTGGTTACGCTTCGCAGGCGTTTGTGGGCACCAACTTGTTCCCGGTCACGGGCACGGCTGGTAGCACAACCACCGGCAACAGCGCAATGGGTGTTTCTGGTGGCGCTCCCTCCAACGGTTCTGGCAACACCCGCGTGTTGACCACTGCTCCGTTCCGGGTTGTTGGCATTGTTCCTGAGACTGGCATTACCCTGTCTGGCTCTGGCACCTGCTCGACCACTACCATCACTCTGGCAGCAGCCGTTACGGGCCTTCAGGCTGGTATGCAATTTATCGTCCCCGGCGTGACCAACGCCAATCCGGGTGACTATAACTTGGTTACCAACGTGAACAGCACCACGGTGACTATCAGCCGTTCTGTGACTATCGCTGCTGCCACTGCTATGACCTTCGTGGGTTTCCCCGAAGTGCTGGTCAAGTGGAATCAGGGCTATCACAGCTACGATAACCCATTGGCTACCGGCCTGTAAGGAGTAACTTAAAATGGCAATTTCTCGTGCCCAACTACTGAAAGAACTCCTGCCGGGTCTGAACGCTCTGTTCGGTCTGGAATACGCCAAGTATGGCGAGGAGCACAAGGAAATCTACGAAACCGAAACCTCGGAGCGTAGCTTTGAAGAGGAAACCAAGCTGTCTGGCTTCTCCGCCGCACCGGTGAAGAACGAGGGCTCTGCCATTGCTTATGACAATGCGCAGGAAGCTTGGACTGCACGTTACAACCACGAAACCATTGCGATGGGCTTTTCCATCACTGAGGAAGCCGTGGAAGATAACCTGTATGACAGCCTCTCCAGCCGCTACACCAAGGCTCTGGCTCGTGGTATGTCCTACACCAAGCAGGTCAAGGCTGCTGCTATTTTGAATCAGGGCTTTAACGGCGCCGTTACCTACGGTGACGGTGTTAGCCTGTTCAATACCGCGCACCCGCTGATCTCCGGTGGTGTTAACAGCAACCGCCCTTCCACTGGCGCTGATCTGAATGAAACCTCGCTGGAAAACGCCGTGATTCAAATCGCTGCGTGGACCGATGAGCGTGGCTTGCTGATCGCTGCTAAGCCCAAGAAGCTGGTTGTTCCCCCGAGCCTGATGTTCGTTGCTACCCGTCTGCTGGAAACCGAACTGCGTGTCGGTACCGCTGACAACGATATCAACGCCATCAAGAGCAACGGTTCGATCCCCGGTGGTTACTGCGTTAACCACTTTTTGACCGATCCGAATGCTTGGTTCCTGTTGACCGATGTTCCCAACGGTCTGAAGCACTTCGTTCGTACCCCGCTGCAAAACAGCATGGACGGCGATTTCGATACCGGCAACGTCCGTTACAAGGCCCGTGAGCGTTACAGCTTCGGCGTTTCGGACCCGCTGGGTATCTTTGGCTCACCGGGTTCGTCCTGATGAGTTTGAAAAGGGGGCCTTGTGCCCCCTTTTCTTTTGGTGTATATTGCTTTCATTCCGGGGTTTCCGGCGTTTCTGACAGTCCCGGCTGACGACAAGCAGACAGAGCGCCCACAGATTAACTCGCTTGTGAGGACACGCAATGGCTAATACCACCTTCAATGGCCCGGTTCGGTCGCAAAACGGTTTTGAAACCGTCTCGATCAATTCCACCACGGGTACCGTAACGACCACTTCTACGCTTGGCGCTGATTCCAGCGTTACCAGCGTCACCGTCTCCAGCTTTTTGAAGCTGACCCCCATCCTGACCGCTGCGCTCCCCCTTGCCGCTGCCGGTAATGCTGGTCAAGTGCGCTTGATTAGTGACAACGGCGCTGGCAATAACGAGTATTGCCTTGTGATCAGCACGGGCTCTGCTTGGGTCACCGCCGTCGGCGCAGCCCTGTCCTAATAGGAGTGCATCACCATGATGCAAACTGATGTCAAAGCTGGCGTATGTGCAGTCGCAGGTAATACTGCGGTAACCACCTATCGCTCTCGCATCAAGGCAATTGCATTGACCACCACTTCTGCTGGCGGTGCAATTACCATTACTGATGGCGATGGTGGACCAACCTTGTTTGCGTTTACCCCCGCACTAATCGCTGAGTCCACATACATGCTGCTTCCCGGCGAGGGCATCCTTGCTCAAAACGGCATTTATGTGACCACCGGCACTGGCACTGGCGCAACGGTGATGTATGGCTAAAACCCCAGCATGGCAACGCAAAGAAGGCAAGTCGGAGAAGGGTGGTCTCAACGCCAAGGGGCGGGCCTCCTACAACAAAGCCAATCCCGGCAAGCCGGGGCTCAAGCCCCCTCAACCCGAGGGCGGCAGCAGGCGCGACTCTTTTTGCGCAAGGATGTCTGGGATGAAGGCCAAGTTGACCGGCGAAAAGGCCAAGAAAGACCCGAACAGCCGCATCAATAAGAGCCTGAGAGCGTGGGCATGTTGACAGCAAAACGCGATTGGGGCCGAGTACCAAAAGCCCCAAATCAAGACGGACTTTTCCGGTGCAGCAAGTGCCGGGAGTGGAAAGCGCCGTCCGCGTTTAGCAAAAACCGAAACCAGACTACCGGGTTGAACTACGCCTGCAAGCCCTGCATGAAGCAACACACGCGCAAGTACAACCTGCCTGCAAAGTACGGTATTACCGCTGCGCAATTTGCAGAAATGCTGCTCGCACAAGGTGGTAAATGTGCGTGCTGTGGAGTACAGTTCAACATGGAAGGCAAAGCTTCAGAAAGAGCGTGTGTTGACCATAACCATGCAACAAATGAGGTGCGAGACTTGTTGTGTGGGCGGTGTAACTTGGCAGCAGGTAACGTCATGGATTGCTCTGCTCGTGCTGACAAGCTGGCAACCTATCTCAAGAAGTGGAATTGCTGACATGGACATCTCGCTGTGGAACGCCGCACTGTCCTTCGTCTCAGCTCTGATCCTCTTCTGGGTCAAGCTGTCAACGGACGAGGTAAAGCGCATCCAGATTCTCCTCAACCGGACACGGGAAGAGATCGCAAAAGAATATGTCACCAAGTCAGAGGTGCATACGGACATCAATCGTGTCTTGGACCGGCTGGACCGGCTTGAGAAAAAGATTGATGATTTCATGAAGGAGCAGCGCAGTGCCCTCGGCTAGTCAGAAACAGCATAATTTGATGGCGATGGTTGCAAACAACCCCGCCGCAGCAAAGCGCCTTGGCATCCCACAAAAGGTTGGCAAGGATTTCACGGAGGCCGATAAAGGCCGCAAATTTGAACGAGGTGGCGAGATGAAAGAATCCAAGAAAATGGTTGGCAAAGAGCTGGCTTTCATGAAAAAGAAAGGCGCTCCCAAGTCCATGATCAAGCATGAAATGGCTGAGGCTGGAATGAAAAATAGCGGCAAAGCTAAAGGCTATGCTGCTGGTGGTCTTGCTGCGGGTCACAAAGCTGCGGATGGTATTGCCAAAAAAGGTAAAACCAAGACAATGCAAGTGAAAATGATGCGCGGCGGTAAGTGTTAATAAGCCCCAATTTGGTGATAGGAGGCCGTTATGCCAATTGATGCACTGCGAAGGTTTTTCAGATCGTTATCCGAAAAGAAAGACCCGCCCAAGAGAGGCGCTAGAAAACCAGTGATTGAGGATTACGTTACTGGTGAAAAGGCGGAGTTTCCTGCCGATTCTGACCCTTTTCGCGTAGAAGTTGCCAAAGATCTTCTTGCCACCCCAAGGAAGATTAGGGGCAAGACGCCTGCTGAAATTGTAGCGATGACCAGTTCGGATACGTACCGTAGCCCAACGGATTCCGAACTGCGCCGCCATGCCGATAAATTGGATGCGGATGCAAACGAACGCAGTATGCGTAACGCGCCCGGTGCGACCAACCAACGGCTTGTTCGTACCGGGTATGGCGGTGGGATCAAGGCAGGTGATGGGAGTTATTGGAAGTTTGGCTCCGATGACCCTCAACCGGCTTATGGCATGAAAAAAGGCGGTAAGGTCAAAAGCCGTGACTCCACCACCGGTGTATCTAAGCGTGGTGATGGTATTGCTCAGCGGGGCAAGACAAAGGGCAGGTTTGTATGAGGGCCAGCCGTGGTATGGGAGCCATTCTCCCATCCAAGATGCCCGGAGCCAAACGCAAGGCTCGTCGGGATGACACCGACTTTGACCAGTACGCCGAAGGTGGCAAAGTAGAAACAAGCTTTGAGCCTGTAAAAACTGACTATAGCGTAAGAGCTATGGGCGCGTCTGGAGAATCGGGTGCTGGTGGTGGCGGACGCTTTACGATGCGAAAGAACTTGGGCAAAGACCTTGATTTGGAAGCGTATATTGAAGGTCAGGCCATGAAGCCAAAAGGTATGTCTCCACGGGGAGACATCACCGGTGGCGGAGTTAAATTGACCAAACGGTTTAAAGAAGGCGGGAAGTCAAAGGTCAATCAGGCTGGCGTTTACACAAAGCCCGGTATGCGCAAGTCGCTGTTTGAGTCCATCAAGTCTCAGGCAGTGCAGGGTACGGGCGCAGGCCAATGGTCTGCCCGGAAGGCGCAGTTGCTTGCAAAGAAGTACAAGGCCAAAGGTGGTGGGTACAAATGAAAGACCCGCAGCAGTCGCTCAAGGACTGGGGTGACCAGAAATGGCGCACCAAGTCTGGCAAGCCGTCAAGCAAGACGGGGGAGCGGTATTTGCCGGAAAATGCTATCAAGTCCCTATCCTCCGCCGAGTACGCCGCCACAACCCGCGCCAAGCGGGCCGGTAAGGCCAAAGGCAAGCAGTTTGTAGCCCAGCCCAAAGGCATTGCCCAGAAGACATCGAGGTTCCGATAGATGGCTACCACCGGCACATACGATTTCAACCTTGAGTTCACCGAGGTCGCTGAAGAGGCGTGGGAGCGGGCTGGACGGGAGATGCGTTCAGGGTACGATCTGCGTACTGCACGGCGCTCGATGAACCTGATGACCATCGAGTGGCAAAACCGTGGCATCAACATGTGGACCATTGATGAGGGCACCGTAGACCTCATACAAGGGCAAAACACATATGACCTACCTGCCGATACTATTGATCTTCTTGAGCATGTTATCCGCACTGGTGCAGGTAATGTTTCCACTCAGTCCGATCTGACGATAACTCGGATCAGCGTCTCAACCTACGCCACCATCCCCAACAAGCTGCAACAGGCACGGCCTATTCAGGTCTGGGTTCAGCGGTTGAGGGATGCTCCGAAGATCACGGTCTGGCCCACTCCCGATCAGGGCACCATGGGCAACCCTTATTACGTGTTCAAGTACTGGCGTATGCGCCGTATTCAGGACGCTGGATCGGGTGTTCAGACCCCTGACGCCAACTTCCGTTTCCTCCCTGCCTTGACCGCAGGTTTGGCCTATCACATCGCCATGAAGGTGCCTGAGCTTGCCCAGCGAGTGCCAATGCTCAAGGAAGCCTACGATGAGCAGTTCAACCTTGCGGCTGGTGAAGACCGCGAGAAGGCCGCTGTACGGTTCGTGCCGCGTAGGCAGTTCATCGGTGGGGGGTACTGATGAGCAATCGGTTTGCATCGGGCAAAAAAGCTATCGCCATGTGCGATATCTGCGGCCAGCAGTACAAGCTCAAGTACCTGAAGACTGAGGTCGTCAAGACCAAGAACGTCAACATACTGGCTTGCCCTGAATGCTGGTCGCCCGATCAGCCGCAGCTTCAGTTGGGCATGTTCCCTGTGGATGACCCACAGGCGCTCAGGAACCCCCGCAAGGACAACACCTACGTTCAGGCGGGCGTGAACACCGCAGGATTCCCCACAGGGGGCTCCAGAGACATTCAGTGGGGTTGGGCCCCGGTCGGAGGCTCCAGCCTCTATGATGCGGAGCTGACCCCGAATAACCTAGTATTGACCGTTCAGATCGGTACGGTGACAATTGCAACCACTTAAGGAGTTGGCCATGGACGCAAAGAAAGCAGTTCACAAGCATGAGGCAAACATGCACCCCGGCAAAGCGCCGACCAAATTTGCCAAGGGCGGCAAGACCAACATGCAGATGCGCACCATGGGGCGCGGTCTTGCTAAGGTCGCCAATCAGAAAAAATCGGTGCGCTCTGTGCCGAAATCGGGGATCTGATCATGGCTTACAGCATGAAAAAGATGGGCAAGGAGGTTGGCCCTGCCAGCGTCTACGCCAAGCCGCACACAATGAGCGGCAAGAATGTCACTGTCGAGCAGAACCCGGGTAAAGGCCCAAACCACAGCCGCGCGGAAACTGTTGACCCCTCCGTTGGGAACATTTCCAAGACCGATGGCGTGGGCGTCAAAACTAGCGGTATCAAGATTCGTGGTACTGGCGCTGCCACCAAAGGCATAATGGCCCGTGGCCCTATGGCGTGAGGTATAGATGAACTACTCTGAGCTTGTCACCGCTGTTCAGGATTACTGTGAGAACACGTTTCCCACGGTGGATATGAACACGATGATCCGCAATGCAGAGCAGAACATCTACAACACGGTTCAGCTAGCCAGCCTTCGCAAGAACATGACTGGCTCGTTGTCTACGGGCAACCAGTACCTTTCTGCCCCCAATGACTTCTTGTCTGTGTATTCCTTGGCGGTTATCAAGACAAACGGCGAGTATTTGTACC